CTAAGGATAAACAATTCATTGAAGATGACCTTATAGATGCCTTATATAAGGCTTGTATATATTCTAAAGAGAATCCGCAATATGACTAAAGAAGAAGCATATAACAAGGTAGAAAAGACTATTTCCGAACTATTTGATTTTGTCTCCCTCGTCAAGAAGATGAGAGAAGCGCAGAAGGATGTGATTTACAAGTCTATGTTTTCCGCATTGGATTCTGCACGTCCTACGGCTTACGAGGTGGCAAAAAATGAAACAAATAGATCTCGAACAAGAGGTTGATGAATACTTAAAGAAGATGGAAGATGAAGACTGAATTTGATTGGTTTGAAGGCAAGTATGTCCCAGATAGTCCTTGCTACTGCCTATGCGAAATGGAAGGTGTACCATACACAAAGTACATGACATTGAAATGGGATGGCGAAAATTGGTGGATGTGGAATTGGTTTGACAATGAAACAATGGGATGGTATGGACTACTATCTCATGCTAAAGTAAAACGATGGTGCGAAATTGAGGAGGATAGACTATGAGAGTTACGATTAACGGAGTCGAATACGAATCGGTAGATACTCAGATTGTGGAGGGAATGGATGTCAGTTGTAGAGACTGCGATATCTACAAAGCGAAGATACCGAAGTCTCCGATTGAGTATCCTCTCTGCTATGAAAAAGGTGGAGGGAAAGCAAGAAAGACCTGCTACAGCATGGCTTGTAGAGGATATAAACGAATATGGAAGAAAGTATGAGCAAGAGGTATTGCTGTGAATGCGGACATTATGTGTCTGGCGGAGTGGAATGGAACTGCCTTGCTAACGACAAGGTGAAGACAAGAAGCGTCTGTGCAATCAAGGATGCGTGTGATAAGTTCATCGACAAGGAGGAAGAGGAACAGATAGACTTCGCACCGATCAGGATGCGAAGAAAGAAAAGGAGGAAGATATGAAACGAAAGTATGAGGTCAGATGGTACGAACTCGGTCTGACCAATGAGAAGTGCCGTAAGTTTTTTTACGGAATGGGGTGCGATAGCATACGCCGCCTACATTGAAGCCTATGAATATGCGGAGAAACCAAGGATAAGGAAGATATGAAGATAGAGATACCTACGGACGACCAGATAAGGGAAGAACTGCGAAAGACTATTGATGCCGAGCCAAGGCTGAAGAACTGTGCAAGTTGTCTGCACTACAAGGCTCTGACCGGCCATTGCGAGAAGATAAACAAGTCGTTCCCTGCTTACATGTACGGATGTAAGCATCATATGACCAATGAAGAGAAACTCATTGCCGAAGCAAGGGAGAACCTGATGAATCAGGCAAGGGAGTTACAGAAGATAGAATTTCTCTTGGCAATGTCACTTGAAGTGTCAGGATCCGCGTCGCTGTTCATCGAGGACATGGAAAGAAGGATGCAGAAGGTGTATAGCAAGGAGAAAGCCGATGCCAAGAAGAAGAAAGGAGGAGAACATAAGAGCAGCCTCAAGAAAGACTTGGACATGGCAGACCAGATGAAGGGGGCGTGGGCAAACATATATGGATATCTGGAGAAGATTGAGTCGCAGTACAGAATGTACATTCAGCCGCACCTTGACAAGATATTCAGAAAGAACGGAATCTACAACGATGTCGCATACGATCAGTTCAACTGTGATGCGGGAATGTTCTGTAAACACGACATCTATCTTGCGAGGGCCATCCATCGCAATCCTGAAAACGGAGAGAGGATATATCAGTTCATCAAGAGTTTGGAGAACAACAATGTGGAAAGCGAGGACATCCGCTTCTGCCTTGATGAGAGTGACATTGAACATTATGATATTCAGTTATGATAGCAACTAGTGATTTAAGATAGGTATTTAGAAAGTTCTTTGACATATTGGGATTATCGCAAAAGTATATAATTGTATATTTTTCTTGCATAATCGTATAAAATTATATATCTTTGAGCGTTGAAATTGATATATAATGAGGCGGTACAAGGTAAGAGAAGTGTTAGATTTGCTTCGCAGAGATGGCTGGTATCAGGTTGCCCAAGAGGGTAGTCATAGGCAGTTCAAGCATCCCACAAAGAAAGGGCGCGTGACGGTAAACGGTAAGCCAAGCGAGGTCTTGGTACAGGAGTTGCTGAACAGCATTTGGAAGCAGGCGGGTTGGAAATAAACTAATTACACACAAAATACAATTATTATGAATAAGGCAATCGTTTTGGTGGACTGGGATAGAAATTATTGTGCAGCCACAAAGAATGAAGACATTGCCTGCATTGCGACTGGTAGGTCATTGGAAGAGCTTAAACTTAATTTTGAGCATTCTTTACAGATGCACCTACAGGGTATGAGAGAAGATGGGGATGTTATTCCCGAAGAGTTTTCAGATGGCTATGAGCTTGTCTATATGTTGTCGGGCAAGGCTCTAATGCACTTTGTTGACCAGCTTGTGACTCGTAAGGCATTATCTCACGAAACAGGCATTAACATTCAGCAGTTAAGCCACTATGCGAAGGGTAGAAGTAATCCAAGGCCAAAGATGCAGGAAAAGATTATTAACGGTGTTCGCAGAATAGGACAGAAACTATTAGAAATACCTTCATAGTATATCAATTTCAACAATACGATGAGGTTTGCGGTAATTCCAATACGGAGTTGCCGCTTTTTATTTTGAAATAATATGATAAACACAAAAGATTTAAGATTGGGGAACTGGGTGTATGATGGAGAGCGCACTCAATTCCCGATGTATGCTCAGGCGATAGGCGAGGACTATGTGTATCTTAACTTTGATGGAAACGAGGGGGATGTGTTTGAGTCAACACCCGATGATCTGCAAGGCATCCCGATTACCCAAGAACTGTTGGAGCGAATGGGATTCACCTTCAATAGCTATGGTGTCGGGAATAAGACTCAGCAGGATAGGCATATCTCAATCAATGTCAACCGAGAGTTCGTGGCCATTGAAGCCTATAAGGATAGGCTCTGTGACAGCCGATGCACTTGTCACGGAGTGAGGTGCCTGCATCAACTGCAAAACCTCTTTTACGAAATATCAAGAACAGAATTACAAGTAAATTTATAAGATTATGAAACAGTTATCAATCATCTTCGCTGCCATTTGGATCGCAGCAACAATTTGGTTCATCTCAATGAGAATCGAGTTCAATCAGAACTGCAAAGGCTACCTCAGGCAAGCCGCAGACGCAAACACCGTAGAACTTGCCCTTAATAGGCTTGACAAGGCTCTGTCATACGCTGAACGCAAAGGATGGACTGATGGGTACACTTCTATCCTTTGGAAGACCGAGGACGAGAATGTCGGATTCTGGTACGACAATCTCAAGGCGAGCAGACAGGAACTTATTCTTGTTCAGAACTCTTCGCAATTGGAGCAGACCAATGTGCTTATGAAGTTAAGAGAAACTCTTACTGAAAGTACAGACAAAGGAACAGCGATAACCTATCCGGCAGGACTTTGGAAATATCCTCATAACGGATTGTATGCGGTTCTTGCATGGATTGTGAATATCCTTGGTTTTATAGCATTCGCTTTCATTGTTGCATGGTTAGAGGGGGATTTATAATGGAGTTAAACGAATATCAGAAGAGAGCGATGGAAACATGTATGCCATCGTGTGAAAACATCAGTTACATGCTCCTAAATCTTGTTGGAGAGGTCGGAGAGTTTTCAAGCAAGATAGCGAAGGCTATTCGCAAAAAGCAAGTGAGTATTGGTGGAAGCTCATCAATTAATCAGAATTGTTTTACTGTAAGAAATGACAATCCAGAAGCCCTTGATTTTGACATCCTTGCTTTTGATGAGGAGTTAAAAAAAGAGGCGGGAGATATTTTGTGGCAGTTATCCGGACTCTGCAAGGTAATGGGATGGTCTCTTGAGGATATAGCCCAAATGAACCTCGACAAACTAGCCGCACGAAAAGAAGCGGGGACTATCGATGGGAATGGAGACGGAATCATAAGGGAGAAGTGATATGAGTGAGTTCAAGATAGAGACATTGGAAATTGCGGGATTCGCTTCCGCAGTCCAGGCATTGAGGTTGCCATTCGGAAAAGAGTGCAGAAGTGAGTGTGATGTAGATATAGTGGGCTATAGCACAGAGGACGGCAATGAGGCTATCACTCTTTTTAGTGAGGTTAGATTTAATCCTCAAGATTTGCATCTGATGCAGACCTTGATTAAAAGGGGTGACGAACACGCAAAATGTATCAGGGGCGTGATAGTCTACACAGAGATTGATGCACCCCTGCATTGGTGGCATGAGTTGGAGACATATCGAGCCGGGCATGAAAGACTATCAAGTTCAAGCACCATGCACATAGATTGTAAAGGCTTGTCGGGAGAAGAATTGTTAAAAGTCAAGGACGAGATACCTTCGGGCAAGATGCTCAAGAAAATTGACTATTTCAGCTATCAGTGTCTGAGGAATATCGTAAGACAGAGGATAGGGCATAGACATCCTCATTGGGGGCTATTCATTGAATGGGTGAAGACCTTGCCTTTCGCAAAGGAACTTATTTTAGCCGGATTAGAAAATGAGTAATTATCTCAATCAACACTGGGTGCGTAAGGGAGGCAAGCACGTTCCAAAGATTGCATACAGAACGGTCTTTGATGCGATTGCCTTCCTTGATAATCACCCGAAGCTAAAAGAGAAATATAGCCCCTATGTCTGTTCCGTCTGCGGACAATGGCATATAGGGCATTTGCATAAGAGGAAGAAGAAATGAAACGTAATAAGATACCTAAGGCCAAAAGAATGGAGGTTTACCAGAAATTTGGCGGACATTGTGCCTACTGTGGGTGTAAGCTTGAATACAAGGATATGCAAGTTGACCACTTGGATGCAGTGTATCGAGCAGAAGCAGAAGGGAGGACGACAAGCGACTCTATAGATAATTTCAATCCGTCTTGCAGGATGTGTAACTTCTATAAGGGGACATTAAAGATAGAGGAGTTTCGAAAGAAGATAATGACTTTTCAAGCGGTCTATTTCCCTGAGCATTTCCACACAAGACTTGCTCATAAGTATGGGATGATGACATTCACCAGATGGGATGGTGAGTTCTACTTTGAAAAAATACGGGAAGATGGCAAAAGATAGAGAAATGGTAACGACTAATGGTCGAGCAGCCTTTTATGCATGCATGTGGGATGATTTCAGGCAGGCGGCAATGGATTGTGGATGGGCGCTTGGTCTCCACGGAAGCCTGAATTCCGATATGGATATAATGGCAATGCCGTGGGTGGAAGACGCTGTGCAAGCGGACGAGATGATTTCACATATGATTGATGTGTGCTTTGGCGGAAGTGCTTGGGCGCAGCCGCCTCACTTCAAGAAAAGTGCTGCAGGTGAGAAGCCTAATAATAGGATAGTCTATACTATTCCGATATTCGCCGACTTCTATCTGGATATAAATGTGATTGCTCTATGAAAAAGTACGATCCGCAGATTTACCCAAGGACTCTTTTTGTGATAGAGAATCTTGATGAACTGAAACTGTTCCACGGTAGGGGAGGTGTGAATGAAGAGCTCGAAATGTCACCTTCAAGCCAAGCAAGGGTGTGGCCAGCAGTGGAGAAAGAGACTGGCCAGCTTGGCGTTGCGGTTTATTATCGCAGCCTATGGTTTGACACCATCGCGCACGAGGCCGTACATATTGCAAATGTCGTTTTTGGCGATCTTGATGTGGCGATGAATTGGAGCGATGATGAACACTATGCCTACTTCGTCGGATGGATAGCTGAGAAGATAGGAGAAGCACATAATCTGAAAATTATAAAGAGCAAGAAGAAATGAATCGACGAAAGGATAAAAAATTGCTTCGGCAAGTATTAAACGAAGTAATGCGACAAAAAGCCTTTGGCGGTCAAGAAATAAGGTGGCTGTATTCTTTAGGCATAAGCGGTAAGAAATGCCAACGAAAACACGGAGAATCCTTGGAACACTATTGCGATAGGCTATGGAAGTATTGGAAGTATAATCTAAGATAGTATGATCAAAGCAACAGAACTACAAATCGAAATAGATTGGAAACTATGAAACATACGTCATTATCCGGCACAATATCTCCCTCGCCTGAAGTCTTAAAGTGGTTTCAGGACGTAATGGATAAGTATGAGAAAGATAAAGAAAAGGCACTCCGTCTATTCTTCCTTATGCGGTTCGGCATACCTTTAAGATGTGCTGAAGGTGAGAAGAAAATTCTTCACTGGGAGAATAGGCGTGGCTATTCGGAGTATCATTATAATGATTCATGTTTTGCCATAGAAGACTATTCAAAAGAGTATTACCTTCGATCCGCGATGAGCAAGGAGGCTCAATCGAAGTGGCTGTTGAATATGCCAATGAAGGAGTTTAAGATATTTGGAATGACATTTAAAAAATAATTAAACGAAAAGGCCGTTTTTGCAGACTTCTTGCAATAATGGCCTTTTGAATTAAACTGTTGAGAATGATTACACAAGATCTGCGCAGAATCATTTGCGCCAAGGAAGTGCAAGACACAGCTAACGTCGCACTGCAAAACGTCAAGGAAGCACTTGCGCCCCGTCTTTCAGACGTGAGCCTGATGGAGGAGGTGTACGCCAAATTCCGGGAGTATGTCGCTGGCATCAAGTCGTCACGACACTCTGAGCGAAGAAGAGAGTTTCTTTTCATCTTCGCCTATCTCTACTGCCCGACAGTTCTCGTGGGGGGTACTATGCCGAAAGGGTACAGAGGCAAGCTCAAAGAACTACTGCACGTGGAGTCACCGAGCGCAATCTCTAATTACACTTCTGACCTCTTCTTCTTGTATAATCACTATCAGGATTTTCGTGAAGTGGTCGAGGGGGCATACACCTATATCGCAGAACGTATGAAAATTGAATGAGAGAAGATAGATGCAAATCAGAGAGACTTGCGATAGTATTACTGTAATGTGGCTTACTTTATGCTTATATGGACGAAAAACGAGCGATATGAACGATATTGACTTCATAAGGATAACTTCTATGCTTATTCTGCCAAAGTGTCTAGAAACGTCTGCAAATCCCGTTAAAACAGCTGTCGATTACGCAGAAGAACTTCTAAGAGAATGTCAAGAGAGAGAAAATTTGTAGAAGTCTGTAAATATTTTGAAAAGGGTATTGTTTTATTCAAAAATAGTTGTACCTTTGCATCATCAAACTAATACAACAGAGATTATGACAAGTACGAATACGCCAAATGGCAGTATTCAAGGCCGCCTTACAAAGGCGGTGGATGGTAACTACCGCAAAAGGTTGAACGGAATGCGAAAGGCTGTTATAGATTCCGTTGTTTTTCAGCGACAACTTCAAGAGAGGATGTACTTTGACGCATTCGGCGAAACGATGGAAGAAGCTGTCAATAGAAGATTCGACGGTAAACATGTAATACTATGAGAAAACCTTGCACAGATTGTCCGCACAACAGAAAGAGCCGCATCATACCTCCCGATGGTGGACATAAAGCGGTTTGGCACAGATGCTATTTGCTTGGATTTCCTATGGGGTATTATGAGATGATTGCAAACTGCGTTGACTATGCGGAGTATCTTGCTTGGCAGAGGGAAAATAGAAAGAAAAGAAAGGAGGAAAAAATATGAATTTGAGTTTATGGGATACTCGATCAGATTTTTTTCAGTTAGAACATTCTCGCAGACCATTCCCAGTGATGCCATCATTGGCGGTCAAGAGCAAAGGCGAAGCACCGAAATGCAAGACTTGCAAGAGGTTCTATGAATGCACAACAAGTCACGGCACGATGCAGAAGGCTTGTGATAGATATGAACGCAAAAAGAGAAAGAAATAAGAAGATTATGGAAAGTATATTATGCGGTTTATTAGGGGCATTGTCAGTTGCATTAGGAATGTATATTGGTTTTTATATGTCTAAAGCAAAAGAGAAAGATGAATCAGACCAAGGATATAGGAATATACCTCATATTTGCATTCTTGAGAAAAAAGATAGGCTTGAATCCGAGGTTGATGAATACTTAAAGAAGATGGAGGATCATAAATGAAGAAAGTGAAAATAGGACAAGTGGGGCACCTTGAAATTAAGGGTACTCTCGGAGCTTGCCTTGATAAGCTCGATGAATACTTTGGTCTGAAGGATCTTTCGGCAAAAGTAAGAATGGTGATTGACATAGAAGATGACAATGAGAAGGTTCGTAAATAGTGTTGCATCTGTCAACCGGATTCTGTGTGTTGAGAATAAAGGTGTTGTCGTTGTGCTGAATGACGGAAGCAAAGGTTATACTCCCGGAGAAGTATGTGCTTTTGAGTTCTCCAATCACACCAAGTATGCTAAGGTATTCGGAGTTGACAGGTCTAACTCACGAGACGTGGCTCTGTGCTTCGGAAGACAATTCTCCGAAGAGGGAATCAGAGAAATAGAAATGGTAAGCAACAATCGTTAGGTATGACAAAATACAAATGTACCAAGTGCGGTTCAATTAGTGTATACCGCATCAAAGAATGCCCGTTTTGCAGGTGCAAGGAGATAGGGGATATTACCCCTCGCAGAGAAAATAGAAAGTCGGTTCTGAAGCTGCTATTGAGCACATTCGTGCTATATATGGCAGTGACCTGCATGATAATGAGATTCGCACACCCGGAATATACGGAGACAGAGCTGTTTCTTAACCTTCCGAAAGCATTGATTCTTAATTTTAAGTGACGCAAGCTTCGATGAAGATGCCAAGAAGAAATTTGCTATGATTGATTAAAGTATTTTTTTTGCAAAAATATAAATTATGAAGTTCTGGTTGGAAATAAAAGACTCCTCCTTTTTAAATACAAAGGATGTCGAGTTGCGACTATGGGATGGCGTAGGGGAGGAGTGGAAACACCTCCGCCAACAGGTTGTAGATGATTTTGTGCCTCAAGAGGTGGTGAAGCGAAAGCTCAAGGAGAATATAATCAGACTCTTTAGCGAGGAACTAGATAAGTATTTAGATAGTGTTTTTTAAGACTAGGTGACGTGGAGAATAATAAGACTTGGGGAGGTAAAAGAGAAGGAGCAGGAAGAAAATCCTTGCCCGAAGGGCAGAAGCGTGTTAATCTGGTAGTAAAGATTAAGCCCGCCATCGCCAGTGAGCTGAAGCAGATAGCCAAGGAAAACAAGGTAAGCGTCAGTTCGATTGTAGAAAATATCATTGAGAATAATCTATGAAAATACCCCATCTCAGTCGAGGTGGGGTTTCTTGTGTCGGCAGCAGTCACATAGCAGATGCTGTATGGCAGGAAAGGTGTCCCGCGCTAGCTCGCCGCTCATATATGCTACTTCCTCTCCATTGGGATCGAAGTGCAGCTCGGATGCGATATGTCCCTTGAGATGTTGGAACTCGTGCTCGAAGGAGTTGAAGAACTCCGCAGCGGAAGAAGTCTTGGCTATCACGAGGACTGAATCACGCAGAAGAGGATTGCTGTAGCATAGACCCGTATCAAGGGTGCAGGAACTCATATTCTCATACGCACTGCGAAGGATGTCGCTGTCGGCACCTAGTCTGTACAGTTCTTTCATAATCTCCCCGGTCCAATAGCACGTTTGCGAATAGTACGCCTTGACGCGCCATCGGTACTTGGGTAGGTATAGTGTCTGCCGTATCATAGGAACATCCCCCAGTCAACGGGGTTGTGTCTGAATATCATCTTCGTGTACCAGCAGGCCATAATCTCTCCGTCAGCCGCATCCGGGTCGTCAATCACGATCTTCACATACATAGCTTGCGCCCTCTCGTCGGAAAATGGACTGACATCCATATCGGACTTCGCCATATTGGCCACGAACACGTAATCCCATCCGACAGACTTCTCCAGCTTCACGCCGTACTTCTGGAGCATCTGGTCAACTTCCTCCTTTCCCAAAGGCTTGATAGGCTTGTTGTCCTTATCCTTTAAGAACTGCACGGCATACTCGCACGCTTTCTTGTTGAAATGCCATCCGTTCTCGCCTAAATAGGCTGATTTGTCATAATCGTACATAGCTTCCTAAGATTAAAGGGGCAGGGTATTCTATATGCCCCACCCCTTGATAAATGTTTACATAAACATCAGTGGGTTCACATCCGGCCACTGCTGGTTCGGATAGCCTCCCTGCATTCCTTGCATCCCCTGCATAGGGAACTGCCCCTGCATCTGGTGCCCGCCCCATCTCTGGCCGTAGCTTCCGTTCATCTGGCCGCCCTGATAGCTGCCCTGATTGTCGCGCATTCCATAACGGCTGTACCTTCGCTGACCGAAGTTGCCGCCCTGCATCTGCTGCGCAATCTGTTCTCCCTTATGGTATAGTTCCTTGAACTCCTCCATAAACTCCATAAATTCTTGCATAACAATTCTACTTTAGATAATCCTTGACTTGCTTGATGTCGGCTGTTGTGATCTTCACGCCGCCGATGTCTCCCGCGATTAACTCACTCAGAAAACTGTGGGGAAAGTCAACGCATATCTCGCCCCTTCCAACCTTGGCCTCGAATCCGTAGAACGAATAATCCGAGGGGGTCATCTCGTCAAGCATCGAACAGAGGGAATCAACCATCGAATCGCTGTCTATGTTCCCTTCTCTGTCGGCAAATAGCAGAAAGGCTGCATCCACACCCTCGTTTATCTTTCCGTCATATCGCGCCAAGATGTTTCCTGCGGCATTCTTCAGAAGAGCCCGTCCCGCGGCTTTATTCGGCAGGAGATAGTCTATCTGAGCTCCGACCCAAGAAAGGGCTGCATCCTTAACCTTGCCCTTCAGTAAATTGATGTCAGTCGTCTTCATTTCTTCTTTCCTTTAGTCTTCAAGTAATCCTCGTATGTCAGGTGAGAGTACTTCTCGGTATATTCCTTGAACGTGTTGAGCTCTTCCTCCACCCTCTTCGATGCGGTGCTCTTGAGAACCTTGATTGTCGCAAGGTGATGCTCAAGAATCTTTCGTCCCTCTTCGGACTTTTCCACAATCGGTCTTATAGCCTTGAGCTGCAATGCGCCCACGTAGGTCATCAGCTCCTTGCTGCTGGCCTTGTATTCCTCGCTGTTCTCAAGCTCTGCGAACTCCGCTTCGGACATATTGGCCGTAATCATATCCACCTCGTCCCAGATGGGAGTCTGGCTTACCGCTTTGCCTTCGCTTTCCGCTTGGGCCTTCTCCGCAAGCTCTGCGAGCTGCTTCTTCCTCTGTTCGAGGAGGTACTGCTGCTGCTCGATGTCCTTGAACTGACTTGCGATGTCGGAGCTACCCCCGAGTAGGGGGTCTGCTCCTCCGAAATTAAAGTTGAAGTGTCCTGCCATCTCTGTTCAGAGTTAATCGGTTTCGAGTTAAGCGCCCGGCTCTGTTGCTGCAGCTGCCGCAGCAGCGGGAAACTGATAGCAACAGTTCTGACCAATGACTCCAGTGACTGTAGGTGTGAGCGGGAGACAGTTGACTCCGCGGATAACATTACAGAGCTTGCTGTCCACGTAGTTCTTCAGCCAAGAGAAGTTCTTCTCTACCTCGCACTGGATGAGCTTGTCCTGATAAGGGCGAACCGCTGAGTTCACTGCAACCGCGGATGCAATCTCGTTGATCTTTGCATTGGTCTCATCGTCCTTGTCCCTTGTGTACTTGTAGAGGGAGAAAAGCTCGTTGTTGATTCGCGCGTTTACTGCATCGAGGTTGTCGCGGTTGTCCTTGTAGAGGCCGAACTTCTCCGCTACATCGACATCACGAGCCGCCTGAGCCGCCTGCATTGTACCGATCTTCAGACCGTAGATAGTGTTGGTGAGGGCAAGAACATCCTCGCACTCCTTTGCATAGGTGTTGAATGTGCTGCATCCGCCACCAGTGTTCACAGTGACAGGATTGCTCGCGCCACCGCCTAGAATAGCTCCGATACCTCCTCTGCCGAGCAATGCAGCTCCGCCAAGAACTGTACCTACAATACCGAGTGCGAGACCTGCATCTGCACGTCCGCGCACGTTGCCACCACGATGATAGTTGTCGTCGTAGATGACTTCCTTCTCTTTAAGATAAGGTTCCATATAACAAAAAAATTAGGTGCAAGACTCCATTGTCTTACACCTGCAAATTTGGCTTATGTGGAACTGGATATAAAGGTCTTTAATCCTCTGATTCTCTGAGTTTTCTCTTCACTTTCTCGTAGTATATTCCAAGCATTCTCCTACCGTCCTTTCTGTCGTTGAAGTTCTGGATAAACGGCATTACGCATCGAGGGCATATCCCGGACATCACGGCAATCTGCGCCGGGTAGAATCCGTAGTCATAAAGGATATATAGGAGGAGCGCCCTTGCATCCACCACCTCTTCTCTCTTGTTGCCAGACAGAATCAGCGTTCTGTCTATCTCGGTCTCTTCCTCTATGAGGGAAAGAACCTTGTTGAATGTCTCTTGCTTTCCCATTTCTCATTATTGGTTTCCTTGCGCATAAAGAAAAATTGTGCCAAATAAAAAAGGGAGAAACACCAATGTGTCCTCCCTTCTCAAACTGTCACGAAATAGCCTACTCAATCATCTTGAATTTCGTTCCGCACTTGGGGCAGATAATCTCATCCTTGCGCTGAGGAGAGAAAAGCTCTCCCATCTCAACTTCTAGCGCTTCTGCAATTTTAATTAGCGTGTCCATACTAGGGTTGCCATTGATAGACCTTGATAGGCTTATATCTGCTACCCCCATTTTCCTTGCTAGATCTTTCTGTGATAACCCCCTTTCTTTCAAAATCTCTTTTACTCTTAGCCTCATATATATTTGTGTTAGTGTGTTTATGTGTGCAAATATACGCATTTATCTATTATTTTAATAAAAATATACAAAAAATGCAAAAATAATTTGCAGTTAATATATTTATGTGTATATTTGCATCAACAAAATAAACAAGTGAGTATATCAAACAGATAAAGCAATAACCTTAATACCTATATATTATGAAAAAGTCAGATTTACGTGCAATTATGCAGATGGCTTGGCAGTTCGTCAAGAGAAATGGTTTCACAATGGCTGAAGCTCTCAAGGCAGCTTGGCTTAATTTCAAGCTCAAGGCGGCTATGGCAGTAAGAATCGTCAAGTTCTACTTTCAGAAGGTTGACGGCTCAATCAGAGAGGCGTATGGCACTTTGAGGACTGACATGATGCCTGCTACAAGCGGTAACGACAATCGCAGAAAAAATGATACAGTGCAGACATACTTTGACACTGAGAAATCAGAGTTCAGGTGTTTCAAGAGGGCGAATCTGATCAGAATAGCATAAGTATAATCTCTAATCATATAACTATGATACTACAGAACACAGAGGTCAGAGGCAATAGATTGCTTATCGACAGAGACGAGCTGATGCTGCAGCTCAACGTATGCCTTGACGTGCAGAACAAGGCGATGAACGAGAACGACTTCAACACTTGGCTGATTGCAGCCGGGCACATCGAAGCAATAAAAGATCTGCTGGCTTGCTTCGAGCCAGTGAAGGCAGAGAACTAACTAATAAAAAGATACGGCTATGGCAGTAAGAACAAGAACGATGGGTAATTACCCGGCCACAACGAGAGAGAGTCTTATGGCAAAGCTTGACAGCTTGAATGAGGCATATTCTCAGGCAAGGCAGAGACGTGACAACATCGCTTGCTACATTCTGATGGGGCATATAGATGTGACGAAAGAAATGATTAAAGAACTGGATAAATAGCACGATTATGAGCTCTTTTAAGACAAATATCTGGGGCTTCGACATTGAGGTCGAATACGAATACACCCCCTATGACAGCCGTGACTATTTCACACCGCCTACACCCGAAGGCATAGAGGTCTGTGAATACAGGTTTCTTGGCCAGCTGCCGGACTTCGAGAACGACGTTGACCAGAAGTGGCTTGAAGAGAAGATCGAAGAGGCTGCAATGGCACACGAAAGGGCTCAGAGACATCAAGAAAGATTACTGAGGCCGTATCTTACAGCGAGAAGAATGCGAAATCGTGACTTTTAGACAACTGTCACGACTTGGCGGCATTTTTAGTACCGTATTTGCAATTTCAAAAGTAATTTTGAAGCATTACGTGGCGGGGTGGAGCAGTTGGTAGCTTACTTGCTTGGTTCGCAAGAGGTCGCAGGTTCGAGGCCTGCCCCCGCACCAAAGTTTTACACTTAAAATAAACACACAATGAAGATTTTGACACTTATCATCAAGCAGAAGTATTTCGATGAGATACTATCCGGCTCAAAGAATGTAGAAACGCGCGAAATCCGCCACAACAACTTCAAGAAGTATTGTGAGCTTGACGAAGATGGATATGCGAAATTTGACGAAGAAAATGGCGTTTTTGTACCACGTCAGTATGATGCTATCAGATTCTATGTCGGCTATAACAAGGACAGGGCGTCGGCTCTGGTAGAGGTGAAGGGCGCGAATATCGGCATCTTCGTCGATGAAGAGGGTAAAGAGATCGTATATGAGGCAAACGGTGAAGAGTTCATCGCATCATATATAGATTATGACCTAGGCAGGGTCATAGAAAAGAATGTTTAACCATTAAAATGTAAGCTGAACCAGAAGGAGAACTACATTTTCAACCAGCGGCTATCGCGGTGGCCGTCAGGCTTTCAGTCAGTATAGCGGTGGCCCTCTTGGCGCGGGTGGTCGCTACGTGACAAGAGATGGTATGTACCGTGAGGTGCGCAGAGGATTGGGATTGTCTGCAGGTTAATCGATGAACCCAATCGTATCAGCACAGAAGAGTATTGACCGAGTTCGTGATATAACGGATTCGGCGATACTCTTTTGTAGTTTCGGCAAAGATTCGCTTGTGTTGCTTGATTTGCTTTATCCGAGGTTTAATCGTCTTGTATGTGTGTTTATGTACTTCGTGAAGGACTTGGAGCATATCAACCGATGGATCAGATGGGCGCAGGCGAAATACCCGAAAGCAGAATTTGTCCAGGTTCCTCATTGGAATCTGACGTACATTCTTCGCAGTGGTCTGTACTGTGTGGCCAATCCCAAGGTGAAGATAATGAAGCTTGCTGATGTCGTCAAGTCTGTCAGACTGAAATACGGCATTGGCTATGTATTCCTTGGGATGAAGAAGGCCGACGGTATGAACAGAAGGCTTATGCTGAATACATACGAGGTTGACGGATGCTACGAGAATGCCGGGGTCGTATATCCTCTCGCGGAATGGACGCAGAAGGACATCCTCGCGTATATGAAGCAGCGTGCTCTCCCAGAGCCTATAAGATACTCTTTGAAGGCATCTTCGGGAGTGGGATTCAATGAGGACTGCCTGCTGTGGATGCGGAAGAATTACCCGCAGGATTTGGAGAAGATTTACAAGGTCTTCCCGATGGCTGAAAGGGTGTTATTTGAATACGATAGAAAACAAGAAGAGAAACAGTAATTAGGAGGAAAGCTGAACTAGAAGGAAGAGCATCTCAGACATTGGAAACCAAGCCTTGAATCTGCTTGATAGGAGTATGGGGAATTACCAGCGTTCCGCAAGGATAGCAAGAACAATGAATAGGTATGTCCAGAATATCAGAAACTATGAGTATAGCAGAGCACCACAGAATATTGGAAGAAATGCAAGATACCCTCGCTCGGTGTATATGGGTAACGCAAACGGATAAAAGGAGGTATTGAACCAGACGTAGAAAGACACAAGCACAGCTAGACGCTCAGTACGATAGATTGCTCGATGCGAACTACGAGAGCTATAGGGCAGGAACAAACAGACGTTATCTCAGCCGTGAGATGGGAATCAGAAACGCTTATATGAGGGCATCTGCAAATCTCGCAGCGAGAGCGGCAAGGGGTAATGCTAACGGATAGGAGGAAAACTGAACCAGACGGACCAAGAGCGCAAGAGATATATCTGACAGGCTACAAGAATAGTCTTCCTAGGAAACGAAACGAGGGCAAGAAGGGCTATTGAAATTGCAGGAAGATATACAAGCAATATGGCAAGGGCGGGATATAGAACCCGTGATGGTATCTATGCCGCAACTCAGCAAGTGCCCCGCAGAGTCTATATGGGACTCAGTAACGGATAATAAATAAAAACACACAAGATATGGAAAGCAATAGTTTAGCAAAATCATTCTCCTCGATCATTGTCGAGCTGAATAGAAGCGAGATTCGTCCCGCGGAATATAACCCCCGCGTGATTGACCAAGAGGCAAAGAAGGCTCTCAAAAGGTCTATCAAGAGGTTCGGAGTAGTTGGCGGCATTATAGTCAACAGAAGAACGAATAACACTATTGTAGGAGGACATCAGAAAGTTGCCATTCTCGACGAGATGTATAAGTATCCAGAGAATGACTATACGCTCAGAGTGGAGATGATTGATGTGGACTTCGAAACAGAAAAGACGCTCAACATCGCTCTCAACAATAGTAATATTTCGGGACGATGGGACTATGAGAAGCTTGCTCAGCTCATCCCGGACATCGACTACAAGGATGCAGGGCTCACGGATGCAGACCTGAATATGATTGGCGTTGACTATCTCCTCCAGACTGAAGAAGAGAACAATATTGCCGATGCACTTGATGACCTTATGTCTCCTATCGTGGAAGAAAGAGAAGAAGCAAAGGCCGAGAGAGCAGCGGAAAGGGCGATGCAGCAGGAGATGGAGCGTGAAGCCAAGGTGCAGCATATGAAGGATGTGAAGCAGCAGGTGAAGGAAGCGGCAATCTCAAAGGCTGAGGAAATGGATGCGTATGTGATGCTGTCGTTCTCTTCGTGGAGTGCCAAGGCGGAGTTCTGCGAGAGATTCGGATACCCGGCAGAGATGAAGATCATCAAGGGAGAAGTCTTTGCGGAACAGGTGGAAAGAATAGATTAGTACTAGGGTAAGTAACAAATATGTTCGGGGGCGGCAGCTTAGTAGTCCGGCCTTCGATAGCTAAGGAGGAAAGCTGAACCAGAAGAAGGAAATCAATAGGTGATATTAACGCTCAAGCAGGTGCTATGCTCGCAAGCGCAACGGGAAGAAGGTATCAGACAATTCAGAGGATTTCTTCAACCTACCGAGATAACATAAATAGCTATCTAGGTAACTCCGTCGGATGGCCACGCAGAGCAAGTATAAGAGTACCGCGCGAGGTTTATACAAGAAATGCTGAGCAGAGAAGAAGGTTTGGAACTGGCTCGCAAGGACTCAGCAACGGATAATAATACGACAATACACAACCACTGCTCCTGTAAGTTGTACTTATAAGCAAATTACCTATGAAAAAGTAAGGTGCACAGTAAGGAGAATTAACAAGATAGCAACATGGCAAGACCAAAGAAATTTGACTACGATAGTGATGACTTCTACGACGAGATACTGGCCCTCGCAATGCAGGGGCTCAATGATGCTGAGATAGCGGACGCGCTCGGAGATAGATTCGGAGTTTCGCTTTGCCCAGAGGTGTTTTGCACCATGAAAAATGGCAACTACGCACAGTGGAACGAAGAGGAGAATAAGAGGCGTTCTGAGAGGTTAAATAAGGCCTTAGCACGCGGGCGAAGAAAAATCACGTCGTTGGTGCGCGGTGCATACCTCAAAGGCGCTCTTGGAGGTAAGAAGGTAAAGTCAAAGACGGTAGTCACAAGGAAACTCCGAGTGGATGGGGTCTATACGGACGACGTGGAGATTCAAACCTCCGAAACGGAGACGGAAATGCCATACAACATGCAGGCTCTTGCAACGTGGTTATTCAATCACGACCCAGAGTGGAGAAAGAGAAGCATGAAGAAGGATGTCGAAGAGGCCGAGGAATCAGAAGCTCCTAGGACACTGACAAAGGACGAAGCAAAGGAATTGTGGAGTACATTGGAGAATGAATATTAGGGACGTTGACATAGAGAGGACATTTGCGTTGTCTTCCACATTGAATTTTACCCGCTATGTGTTCAAGCAGAAGACGGGTAATAAGTTCATTGTGGGAGAGCACCACAAAATAATCTGCGACGCTCTTGACAAGGTTATAAGAGGGGAGATTAGAAGGTTGATAATCAACATAGCGCCTCGCTACGGAAAAACCGAATTAGCGGTAAAGAATTTCATTGCCTACGGTCTGGCTCTCAACCCCAAGTCAAAGTTCATTCATCTTTCATACTCAGATGACCTCGTACTCGACAGCTCTAAGGAGATTAACGGTGTAGTCCGCTCGGATTATTACCAGAGGCTGTTTCCAGAAGCCGCCACAGACAGCAAGAACGCTAAGAAGTGGTATACCAATGCAGGAGGCGGAATGTACGCCGTGTCGACTGCAGGACAGGTGACAGGATTCGGCGCGGGTCAGGTGGAAGACCCCGACAAGATGGCAGAGAAGGAGGGTAAGGAGATTGATGACTTCATGCCAGCATGGGATACCGACTTTGCGGGTGCAATCATCATTGACGACCCTATAAAGCCGGAGGATGCTCTTTCGGAGACCGTGAGAGAGCGGGTGAACAACCGATTCGAGACGACCATCCGAAACCGTGTGAACTCTCGAAACACTCCGATAATCATCATCATGCAGAGACTGCACGAACATGACCTTTGCGGCTATCTGCAGGAGATAGAGCCCGATGATTGGACGGTGGTTTCTCTTCCGTGTATCACTTATGACGAGAACGGGCAGGAGAAGCCCCTTTGGGAGTTCAAGCATACCCTCGAAGAGCTTCATGCCATAGAGAAGGCCAACTCATTTGTGTTTGAGACCCAGTACATGCAGCATCCGACTCCGATAGAAGGACTGATGTACCGCGAGTTCAAGACTTACGAGGTGCTTCCTAGGGGCCGAGACTGCATAAAGAAGAACTATACGGATACGGCAGACACGGGTAATGACTACCTCTGCTCTATCTGCTACATTGACGCTCCTGATGGCAACTATGTAACAGATGTGTTATATACGAAGAAGCCGATGGAATATACAGAACCGAAGACCGCAGAGATGCTGACGCTCAACGGCACGGAATGGGCTGACGTGGAGAGTAACGCAGGCGGTAGAAGCTTTGCCCGTAATGTGGACAGGGAATGCCGACTGATAGGCAATACATCTACATTCGTCAACTGGTTCGCTCAGACAGAAAACAAGCAAGTCCGCATCTTTACGAAGTCCGCGGATGTCAACAATATAACGTATTTCCCGGTAGGGTGGGAACACAAATGGCCGGAGTTCTATCAGGCAATCACGAAGTTCAGGAAAGAGGGTGGCAACGCGAATGACGATGCCCCTGACTGCCTGACCGGATGTTATGAAAAGAGAAAGGTAAGAGTGCCCGTGCATGTCAGCAAGGCGGACTTGGGTATATTTTAACAGATAGAAGGGATGACAAATTATTTACAGCAGATTCTGACTTACTTCCGCAATATGGTGCTCAATGCCGCAGGTGCGGACAGAGACCTATTGCAGTACATTCAGGATGGTGACATCGCGTCGGCCATCTCCCTGATGCAGGACAAGGATGCAGAGGTGGATTTGGCTCTTGACGAGTACAACCCTCAGACTCACGATGTGATGAAGAGACCGAACAAGTATCGCAAGAACGACAGTCCGTATATTTCGGAAAAGCTTCCGAGGACGAGACAGAGATACATCAACGAGGTAGAGCTGTTCTTCCTCTTGGGTAATCCGATTCTATGGAAGAAGGAGGATGACGATGACGAAGCATTCAAGCTCTTTACGGACTTCCTGAAGGCTCAGAGGTTCAACGCCAATATGCGCAAGGCGAAGAGGCTCGCAGGTGCTGAAACCCAATCGGCCAAACTCTATCACATCTTCCGTGAAGAAAGGACGAACGAGATTCAGGTGAAGACCGTGGTGCTCGCAAGACAGACCGGGTACAGGCTCAGGCCGCTCTTTGACCAGTATGGCAATCTGAGGGCGTGCGCATACGGATATACACTCACAGAGAGGGGGCGGGACGTACAGCACTGGGACATCCAGACTCCCGACTTCCTCTTCTATTGTAAGAAGGCGGCAATCGGATGGGACGTGCAGACCTTCGAGAACCCGACCAAGAAGATCAATCTCATCTATTACTCTCAGCCAAAGGCTTGGGATGGTGCGGAGCCTCGTCTGAAACGAGAGGAGATGCTTGACTCCAAGGTGGCTGATACCAATAACTATTTCGCAGACCCAATTGCTTCCGCAACAGTAGATGTGATTCAGTCTATGGCCGACCCTAACCAGATAGGCAAGCTCATCCAGCTCACCGGGGCACAGTCACGATTCGAGTATATCAATCCTCCTCAGAACTCGGCAACAAGGGACGCTGAGAAGCAGGATCTGAATGATTCCATACTCTTCGATACGATGACTCCTGACTTCTCCTTTGAGAAAATCAAGGGAATGGGAACGCTCTCAGGGGATGCAATCAAGAATGCGATGATCCTCGGCTATATCAAGAGGGATAACCGCAAGGAAGTGTACGAAGAGCTTGTTGACAGAGAGAAGAACCTCATCATATCTATCCTCAAGTATCTCCACCCTAATATGGCAGAGAGGCTGGACAATCTCTCTATCTCCTTTGATTTCGCAGAGCCGTTCGCTCAGGACAAGCAGAAGAACTGGGATGCTATTGCGTCACTCTATCAGGCTGGCGTATGCTCTCTTGAAAATGCCGTTGCGATGCTTGCGCTTACCGATGCTCCAGAGGAGGAGATAGCGAAGATCAAGGAGGCCAAGGTGCAGGAACAGACCGCCGCTCCGGCTGATACGGGACAGGAATAATACACCAATTCGCAAGGATTGGCTTCTTCATATTTTGTGTGTTTGCGAGGGGGAGACTCCTCGCTTTTTTATTGTAAAAACATCAGAAATATTTTGACAATAACCAAAAGTTTATTATATTTGTATTGTCATTAAAACATAGCGATATGAAGAAATCCAAAGAACGAAAGAAAGCAGAGAAGGACTTGCTCTATTATCTGCAAATCTACTCAGAACTGCGAGGGCGGTATGGCACAAACGAAAGCCTATCTTATTTCTCGATGCTTATTGATGAGTTGGTAGAGAAGATTAAACAGATGTAAAACCAAGCCCCGCTCAAGTGGTGGGGCAAAACACACATAATATATGATAAACAGGAATACAATGGACGCATTGAAAGATAGATATGTCAATGCCCCAAATGAAAATGAAAAGGAGAAGATAATGGCGGAAATCCGCGCCTGCTGCGAGGAGGATGCCGATGCGGTTCTTGCTCTTGCTGTAGAGCAGATCAAAGAGACTCACGAGGAAGTGGATGCGTACCTTGTGCGTAGGCAGATGGAACATATACTGCCTTGTATCTCTCTTGCCTACATTGCGGATACTTACTTCAAGAAGTCCCGCCACTGGCTGTACCAGAGGGTAAACGGAGTTCTGGTAAATGGCAAGCCTGCTAGGTTTACTCCGCAGGAGATGGAGACGCTTAACTTCGCACTCCGGGATATAGGAGAGCGTTTGATGCAGACGCGCATATCGTAACTGTTTTAATGACATCTGACAATTACCTATGCTCAGCCCTTGGATCTGTTCCGAGGGCTTTTGTAAAAAAATCTGGCTGAGGCGCACAAACTTAGCAAGGAGTTGTTATCTTTGTCCCAATAAATGGAAAGTCAAGCCGTGAGGCTCACTTCATAAAGTCAAAGAACTTGGAGGGCGGAAGAAAATCCGTCCTCCTTTTATTTTGCTCCCAAAGTAATCTCAATCGGCTTTCCGCAGTGAGGGCATTTGTGTGTTCCTCTATTAGACGGGGGAAACAAATCAACTATTTCTACCCCGAGTGCATTGGCTATTCTTTCCAATGTCTGCATCTGGGGATACGGCTGGTTTATTGCCTGACTTAAACTTGAAGAATAGATCCCTAGCCTAGTGGCAAGAACTTGAAGATTTATGCCTTGCTCTCTGCAAAGTTCTTTGATTCTCTTATTGAAACTCATAATTCTGATTCTTAATTTCTGCAAAGATATGTAATTTCGGTTTTTAGCGAAATAAAATTGAAAAACTTTCGCTAATTAATTGAAAAAAGTATTGCATTTATCAAAATAATGTGTACCTTTGCATCAGAAAACAAAGTCAAACCCTATAAATACCTATATTATGAAACTCGTTACAAAGCAGATTGAGAAGAGATTTGAGAAGTACCCTCTTTACTCACAGGACGGCAAAGGCAACAACGCAACGATCATCTGCAAGTTCTTTCTTGCAAGCTGGACTTGGTACGTTCTTGAGGCTCAGAAGCAGCCAAATGGCGACTATTTGTTCTATGGCATAGTTGACAATGGCAGAGAACTTGAAAGAGGTTATTTCAGCCTTTCAGAGCTTGAAAGCCTCAGAGTATGGGGATGCGTCAAGGTAGAGCGCGATATGTACTTTGACCCTATCAAGGTTGCTGATTGCAAAGAGATTTATTCATAATTTAACAGATATAGCTATGAACACAGTACTTTATCTAATCAAAGAGATAGATTGCGCACACGACAAAAAGGTAGTTGCAGTATGCTCAACAAAGAAGAAGGCACAATCTATGCTTAAAGAGTTAGTGGATGATCCTTCTTGCTCACAGCCTCTCAGAGAGAATTTTGAGATAGAGGATGAATACGCCCACATAGAGAATGTTCACGGGTGGTGGGCTGACTATCGCATAGAAGAGGTATTAATGGATGAGTGGATTGACTAGAGCTTGTAAGTCAAGAACCTATCCTTAGCATCGTTTAATAATCGCTTTAAAATCGTTTAAATATGAAATTTGTCTGCGTCGGAACAATATGGGAGGCAATCAGATTCTGGTTTCTTTACTTGTTTGACGGGGATGAATTGAAAGAAAATGAGGAGACAAAATGAAGGTATTTATATGCAAAAGGGACGGTGGCTACAGCGGAGGATTAGTCGTAGTTGCTGCCAATACCAGGGATGAAGCCTTTGAGGTATTACATTCTCACAAAGATTATGAATGGATGCTTGATAATCTGGATTTTGAAACCGGATGTGTGACAACGGACATCAAGAGAAGCGACAGTCACTATTACAGAAGGGAAGACTGGCACGAGGTTCCGATCCTTACAGCAGACACCATAGTACCAAGGATAATTGCAGAGGGCGGCTACACGGAATAGTTAGCCCGTCAAAATGACATATTCAATAACGAAGCATCGGCAGAAATGTCGGTGCTTTTTTTGTGCCACTTCACTTAAAGTAAGGCTTAAAATGGCAATTTTGTGACACTTGAGCAACTGTCACATATAAACTCTCTCATTCTTACGATTTGCTATGCAAATTGATTTCCTTTGAATCAATCAAATTTCGTAAATGTATGAGAGATAAAATTTTTCAGAAGCTAAAACAAGAGTATTCTCATCTTGGGTTAGGAAAGGAAGTCTTGCAGGCACAGGCCGACGCTCTTGCAGCTACGGGCATTGTTACTGACGAGAATATCGACATTATCGTTTCATCGCAGGCTTCATTCTTAGAATCTATCCAGAAGGCAAATGACCAGAGAGCCACCGACGCTCAGCGAAAGGCTAGAGAGGAGGCCCTGAAGGAGTATGAGGCAAAGGCAGAGGCTGACAAGAAGAAGGCTGAAGCTGAGGCCAAGAAAGCGGAGGAAGAGGCTAAGAGAAAGGCAGACGAGGAAGCAATGAGAAAAGAGCAGGAAAAGCAGATGCCGGATTGGTACATCAAGGAGAAGGAGGCCAACGCCAAGAGAATCGCAGACAGCGACGAAATGCTCAAGAAGCTCACGGAAAGTAACGAGCTTCTTCGCAAGGGACTTGAGGCGATGCAGAAGGAGAACACCGCCTTCAAGGCTGAGAAAGCTGCCATTGAGCGTAAAAATCTGATTCTGTCCAAGGCCAAGGAGCTGGGGATTCCCGAGTACCGTATCAAGGAGGGCTTCTCAATCGCTGATGACGCGGATGAGACAGCTATCACGAATTACCTTACTGAGGTATCGAACAACATCAAGGCTTTTTCTCTGCCATCAAGCAAGGAGGCGTTTCCGCTGTCAGGTCAGGAGCTCAAGAAAGAGGAGATTGACAGCATAGCGAAGACCCTCGTAATCTAAGTCTAACTTAAATCTGAACAGAAGATGTTGAATGATCTTTCACCAAAGAAGAATGCTGTAGTGTTCGGAGATGACTCAATCGTCATCCAGAAATACATCAGCGGAATCAAGGGTGGTCGCACTCTTGACGTGACTGGCTTCGCTGAGAATGTAATCAAGGCAGGCCACGTTATCATCGTGAAGGAGGGCACATATATGCCGATGCCTGTAGCAGAGGACAAGTATGCTGCACTTCCAGAGGGAGCTGCCTATGCAGGCGTTCTCTATCGCTCTATCCTCGCAGCTAAGCCTGCGGCTTCTATTATGACGTGGGGAGAGGTATACTCAGTTGCAATGCCTTACCCTATGGACACTATTCTCGATGCGTTCAAGGCTGCTTGTCCGCACATTGATTTCATTAAAGATGAGGAGGCATAGTAAATGAACAAGTCGTTATATTTTGAATTAGTACAGAAGTACTTCCCTCAGCTGGTGCTTTCAATCGTAGAGAGATTGAATGAGAAGAGGGTTAACCAGCTTCCATACCTTTTCAAGGAGCTTCTTGCCCCTACATTCTCGGCTGATGGCCGTTGGGCTAGCGTGCTCGCTGAGTACAACCGCGTGGCTGCTGACGTAGTGGCTCTTGACTCAGAGCTCCCACTCAAGTCTCGTGACTCTATCGAGACAGCAAGCGGTGACATTCCAAAGCTCGGAATGAAGCTCTATCTCACAGAGAAGCAGATGAAGGACATCGATGCAATGATTGCTCAGGGTCTCCCTATCAATCAGGTGCTCAACAAGGTGTTCAACGACCTTCCACGCTGTATCGAGGGCGTATGGGAGAGAGTCGAGGATATGTTCCTCTCAGGTCTCTCTACCGGTGTCGCTCTCTCTACACGCAACAACGGCACAGGTGTCCGCGTTGACTACAAGTACTATGACGCAAACAAGTTCGGCGTATCTGCTCTTTGGGCTGACGCAGAGAACTCTACTCCGCTCACAGACCTTCAGTCAACAATCTTCGACAAGGCTATCAGCGACCAGAACACCATCACAGACCTCTGGATGGATGACTTCACACTCCGTAACTTCTACAAGTCTAAGGAGGTTCGTGCACAGTTCGCATTCAACTCGCAGGCAATCGCAGTGGATGGCAACAGCGTTCCAGTGCTTGACTTCGACAAGGCGGCTGACGTAGTGGCTACCAAGTGGGGTGTTACCCTTCACCGTATCTCACGCAAGGTTAAGACTGAGCTCAACGGCGTCAAGCAGACACACGCTCCTTGGCAGGAGGGTATGGTCGTAGCTACTTGCGACAATGTTCTCGGATCACTCGTATGGACAACTTGTGCAGAGGCTACTCGTCCGGCAGAGCAGGTTCAGTACCAGACAGTGGATGACTACATCCTCCTCTCTAAGTACTCTAAGAACGACCCTCTCCGTGAGTTCACAAGCTCTCAGGCTATGGTAGTTCCTATCATCGATAACGTGGACAGAATCTACACTCTGAACATTAAGGAGGTACAGGCGTAATTATGAAGGTAAGAATCTTACAGAAGTTTCACGACAAGGCAAGCTATAACACAGTTTACCTTGTCGGTGAGACTGTGACATTTGACGATGCCCGCGCAGAGTATCTTATCGGCAGAGGACTTGCCGAGAGCGCGGAGGATGTGGCGGAAGCTCCTGCAGAGGATGCACCTGTTGCAGATGTTCAGGCAGAAGAACCGCAGGCTGAAGAAATGCTCGTGATGGAGACCCCGGATGTTCTTCCTGCAGAGGATGCGCCTGTGGTAAAGCCAGTGGTGACAAGAAGAAAGAGCACACCCAAGGAAGACTAATCCCGTAGAAGAATGACAATCCGAGAATACGTAACTCAGAAGCTTCAGGCTTTCAATCTGACGGAGGCAGCCCTGACGGACTTTATGATCTCGTTGGGGACCTCTCTTGATGATGAGTACACCTTCGAGATGGCCGGAACAGTCGGCAAGGCGATGGCATCCTCAATCGAGGAGCTTATCCTTGCACCGCATCTGTCGAACGTCAGCGAGAGCGGGTTCTCGATGTCTTGGGATTACTCAGACCTTGGCAAGTACTATATCTATCTGTGTCGCAAATGGGGCATTCCCATCAACGATGATATACTGACCGCAGCCGGGACATCCGCAATCATTGACCGTTCAGACCTTTGGTAATGCTGTATTCACCTCATACCCTTTATAAGAAGCAGGAGCGATCTGTCGAGCTTGACAGGTTCGGCAAGCCCATTCCTTCGTATGAGAGATGCGAGTGGGTGAAGATATGCGCCTGCCGATGTGATGACGATACGACCCAGCGTCTTGTGTCGGACAACGGCCAAGAGTACAGGTCCCGCTATCACGTGGTCTATGACAGAAGCAGTGCTGTCGTAGAGGGGGATGAGATACGGTGCGTCTGTGCCGATGGAAGCATCAGAGGCCAAGGTGTTGTGGGGATGGTAAAGAGTACTAACTATCTAAGCTATTCGGAGTTATGGACGTGACCTATGACTTCTCTGACATAGACTCCTTCATCAATAAGGCAGAGAACGAGATAGAAGACAGGCTCGAAAGGGTAGGTGAAGAAGCAGTCGCCTATGCCAAGGAGCACGGCTCTTACCAGAACAGAACGGGCAATCTGAGGCGATCTAACAAGTACAAGGTTGATGAGAACGGGCTGACGCTGTATAATGATGCTGACTATGCTTCCGATGTGGAACAGAGGGGCTATGAGGTATTAAGTGGTGCAGCCCTGCTCGCAGAGAAGAGACTGAAGGAGGAATTTGGAATATGATAACAACGTCTGACATAGTGGACATCCTGTATGGGGTTTGTATCCCATTTGGGATGGAGATATACAGAAAGGGATGCATCCCCGATGGTGTAGTGAAAGAAGAAAGGGCGGTCATCATTCCGAAAGAACAGAGTACCCAGACATACTGGAAGAAGTGCTTTGTTGAAGTCAATCTCTGTGTGCCGGACATAGGTGAGGGGATTGCCGACCTGAACCGCCTTCAGGAAGTGGAGAGACAGGCACAGGAGGTGTTCGACTCAGCGGCCGGGGTGTATGACTCAAGTGCGTACAGATACTCGATAGAGTCGGTCAACGGAGTCAGCAAGGACGACGATATGAAGTGTCACTATGTCAATGTAAGATTGTTATTTGAAGTGTTGAACTGTTAAAACTAAATAATTATGAAGCCATTTATCGGACTAAAGAAAGTGTGGTACGGAGCACCGTTGAACACCGCTCCTGCATCATACAGTGAGGTTGAGAATCTTGTGAAGAGCCTTACTGAGGTGAAGAACGTACACGAGGGCTCTTGGTCATACACTCAGGATGACCCTGCTATCACAGACTATATCAATATGCTGACAGGTCAGCCATACTACAGAGATGTGACCAATGCTGGTAACAAGACCATAGCGTTCACTATGGGAGAGTATGAGTTTACAGACCTTGTGGCTATGCAGGGTGGTCAGATTGTCGGAACAGACGGATGGGCGGCATCAAGCGCTCCGCAGCTTGTTTATCAGGCTGTTGTCGCTCAGACCAAGACCGGAAACTTCATCGTGTTCACTAACGCGGGTATCATCGGTAAGACCAATGCCGTAGAGCAGAACCTCGGTCTCGGTGTTACAGCCGTAGCTATGGACAGCGGTGTGGAAGGTGTTGCATCTGAGTACAGATTCAAGGCTCCTGCAGTTGTGGCCGGAGAGTAATATCCAGAACAGAATCAGATCAAGGGAAGGAGGTGGCATTCATTTCCTTCCCTTTTGTGTTTACAGAATATGGGAAGCAAGAGAAAGAGCGCGGCGAAGGTCGTCAGCGCAGCAATACTGGGATTGGATGGCGAGACTGTGCTAGTTGCGGGCAAGGCTTATCACATCCTTCCTCCGACGATAAAGAAGCTTGCTCAGGCGGCGTTCTATCTGTCGGATATGCAGGAGGCGGATACACTGAGGGGCATTCTGATGTCGATAGGCAAGCCGGATGCGTTATGCAGCGCACTGTCGTGTCTCATCAAGGGCGATGAGTCCCTACGTGATTCGCTGATGGAGGGGACACTTGAAGAGGTCACTGAAGCGATTGAGGTGGCCTATTCGCTCGCATCGGTTGAAAATTTTTGGAAGCTGTCGGCTTTAGCGAGGAATGTAGCAAGTCTGACAGCAAAGCAGAGGTTATAGGCAACGACTGCCTCCTCGGACAGATAGCGACATTCCAAGAGTCCCTGCACCTGAGTTATCACGAGGTGCTTGACGGGATTCCTTACCGCAATCTGATAATAATGCAGAAGGACAAGCTCAGGACTCTCTGCAATTCCGAGAAGATGGTAGAGGTCAGCGATGACGAGTTCTTCGGACAGAAAGGACAAAAATTCTAAATATAATTTATGGCAGTATTATCATTTAAAGTTCAGGCTGACTATGAGAAGGTGGTCAGACTAAGAGAGGAGATCGCTAAGCTTGAGAATCAGTTGAAGAGTTTCGGGCGCAACACTCCTCTGAATGAGATAAAGGCCGTAGAATCTAAGTTGGCTGATGCCAAGTCTCAGTTCACGGCTATCACTACAGAAGCGGCCAAGGCAGGAGCTACAATAGACTCTGGCTTCAAGGCCAAGATATACTCTGCATCGCAGGCAGTCAATGACCTTACGGCAAAGATCATCGAACAGAAGTCAGTCGTAAAGAATGTTGAGTTTGACGTTAAGAGACTTGGAGAAGCATATCAGAAGGCTCTGAAAAGCGGAAGTGGCAATAAGGCATCTGAGATGAAGGCCGAGTACGACGCTGCAAAGAAGGCTCTTCAGGAGGAAAAAGCGGCGCTGTTCGGGCTTACTCAGGAAAAGGCCACCGCCACCCTTGCAACCAAGAGGCTGAAGGACGAGTATAATGCCTTCAAGAAAGAGGCGAAGGAGACAACCGATGCTAGTAATGGCTTCTCCCTCTCACTTGGTAAGATTGCCGGGCTTGTCGGAGGTGCTACGGCATTGAAGCAGCTTGCATCTCAGATAGTATCGGTTCGTGGTCAGTTCCAGGATATGGAGACTGCCATCGAGACCCTTGTAGGCAAGGATATGGCAAACAAGCTGATGCCGCAAATCAAGGAAATGGCAAAGATCTCTCCTCTGACTATGACGGATATAGTCGGTGCAGAGAAGATGATGCTCGGATTCAATATCGAAGCGGATAAGACCATTGACTACTTGAAGGCTCTGAGCGATGTCTCTATGGGTAACAGCCAGAAGTTCAATTCCCTTACTCTGGCATTCTCTCAGATGTCGGCAGCGGGTAGATTGCTTGGTCAGGACCTTAATCAGTTTATCAACGCTGGATTCAATCCTTTGCAGATTATCGCTGAGAAGACGGGCAAGTCTATCGCTCAGCTTAAAGAGGAGATGTCCAAGGGTGCTATCTCGGCTGAAATGGTGCAGCAGGCGTTCATTGACGCCACATCGGCAGGTGGCAAGTTCTACAATATGTCGGAGAACGCATCGAAGACTATCAACGGTCAGATTTCGATGATGCAGGATGCGATGGATGCTGTGTTCAATGAGATAGGTACGAAGACGGAGGGCATAATCATCAATAGTATCAAGGCGGCTACATCTTTGATCCAAAACTATGAGAAGATAGGTAAGGTGCTTGTCGGACTTGTAACGACCTATGGTGCATACCGTACTGCAGTATTCCTTGCCACTGCCGCAACAAGCAAGCATACTATTGCAGAGATTGCCCTCACTAATGTCAGGATAGCAGCGAGGAAGGCTCAGATGGCTCTGAATGCAGCAATGCTGACGAATCCTTATGTTGCCCTTGCGACTGTTGTTGCGGGACTGACAGCGGCCATAGTGCTCAACGCAGACTCAATGAGTGCAAGTGCTCAGGCACATAAACAATATAATGAAAGATTAGAGGAGGCGAATAGGATTGAGGAGGATAGAAAGAATAAAGTCACAGAGAATCTTAACATTGCTCGTGATGACGCAGAGGCGACAGGACAAAGGGTGGAAGCTTTGGAGTATCTAAAAAGCCAATATCCATCTATCTTTGAGAAATATGATTTAGAAAAGCTGAAGCTTGCCGACATCGTTGACTTGAAAAGGGAAATAGCAGAGCTCGACAGGCAGGCCGATGCAGTATCCAAGAAAGAGAGACTTGCAGAACTTGATAAAGAGGTGGAAAAGGCCGCCGCAAGAGTAAATACGCACGGAGGAGGACTTTTGGGGAAATGGGCGTCGTCCGTGAACAAGAAAGGATATGAAGCCCTTGTTACAGAACGCGATGCCCTCCGTGAAGAGATTATCGGTGACGCTATAGCGGATTATATCGCCAAGCTTCCAGAAGAACAGAAGGAACTTGAGACACTGAAGAATGCCTTTCAGCAAAGAATAGACAATTCCGAATCATTTATTCTTGAGGGCTTTGCTCTTACAGAATCACACTTGAAAAAAATTAATGAGGCCATTGCTAAGAAGATAGCTACCCCCAAATACTCCGTTGACTATGAAGCAGCCAAGAAGAAGTACGAAGAGGACTATACAGCTTTCAAGTGGGCGGAAGAGAACAAGACGAAGGTAACAACGAAGGAGTATCAGAATCGCAAGGCCGAGATGGAGGCCTCCGAAAAAGAGTTCAAGAAGCTTGGAGGAGACCCTAACGAAATAAAGAAGGAGAACGAGAAGGCAGGGCAGCAGGAGAGGTTAGACTCTATGACCGAGAAGAACGCCAGAGAGAACGCCCGTACCGCAAAGGATATGGAGTTTAAGGTGTGGCAGTCCCGGATAGATGCGATGAAGGATGGGTATGCCAAGACTATGGCTCAGAAGGCCCTTGACCATCAGAAAGAACTTGATAGTCTTGAGAGACAGAAGCAAGACTATATAGAAAAGATCGTGGCTCAGGAAAAGGCCATTTTTGACGCTCAGGAAGACCAGAAGGCCAAGAACGACAAGAAGTATAAGAAGCAGACATTCGATGCCGATGCAGCAAGGATTCGTATTACTTCAACTGATGATGTAGTCAAGCAGTACGCGAAGTTGGGAGAAGATGCTGCGGCTGCATACTCCAAAGCGGTGGATTACGCTATCAGAGAGCAAGACTTTACTGAAAGGCAGCAGATGATAGACTCTATGTCTGATGGCAGCTCGAAGGAAAGGGAGCAGAGACTCCTTGACAACGAGAAGCAACTATATAACCTTGAGCAGCAGAGAGAGGCGTACATAGAGGCTGCAAAGGCGGCACATATCCTTGCGGAGAAGAAAAAGATGGCAGCCGACCCGACCTATATGATGAAGATGTTTGACGAGTCGCAGGCGAATGCTGATTATGATGCCATTGTGGAGAATACCAAGCGCAAGCAATACGATGAGCTCGCGGATGAGTATATGTCCTACATTGACAAGAAGAACGCCATTGATGCCGATTACGAGGCGGATAAGACGGAGCTTGAGAGTGCCTATCTCAAGACAGGTGATGAGAAGTACAAGAGGTCATTGGATGAGAGGACAAAGGCTTACATTCAAGCAATGGAAGAGCTTGAGCAGTCGTATGATGACGCATATAAGATTATTTTCCGAGACCCGTCTAAGGTGAGCAAAGAGGGCTTGAATGAATCTCTTAAATTGGCAGAGAAGAGATTACAAAGTCTTATTGAGGCTGGGGCAGATGCAGAGCAGATAGAGCCGCTATATGAACAGATAAAAGCCATCAGAGAGGAACTTGATAGCATAGATATATCTGGTATTACTACAGATATGGTGGCTCTCGTTAGGCAAGTGGAAAATCTGCGAAGAATCAGAAAAGAGAAAGATGGATTAGAGGAGGGTAGTGAGCTTTATAATAAAGCATTGGAAGCCGAAAAACGTGCGGAAGGAGATCTCAGGAAGAGTTTAGCGGCCACTGGCGCATCAGAGTTTGCTAATGCCCTGACGCAAGCAGCAGACGCGATGCATCAGATTGCAGAAGAATCTGGAGATGTAGAATTGGACGAGTTGGCAAACTCGTTAAGCACGGCAGGAAATATTTTCAATTCTGCTATCCAAGGAATGCTCCAAGCTGGCCCTTGGGGAATGCTGGTGGGGCTTATAACATCGGCAGTTGGGGCTGTTGTAAATCTGGCGGTGGAGGCTGAAGCCGCAGATGCAAGATTGGCAAGTAGCTTAGCCGCGTTTAGAAGAGAAATTCAGCTTACAAAACTTGAAATAGATAATGCTGATTTTGAGGGTATTTTTGGTGCGCAGAATTTCGATATGAATGCAGATGCTATTAAGAAGGCGCAAGAGGCTATATCGTTGTTTAAAGGAGAAATGGAGGGGCTTAGGCATCTCACTTGGAAATATGGAACGGGGATAAACTGGATTCCTGAAGAAGGTGTGCTCTTTGAGACTTATGACAAGATAGACGGATTGTATAATGAGGATGTTTGGGATGAAAACGGCTTGCTTGACGTGGAAAAGGCGAGGGCATATTTGGAGACAAGTAAGACAATCACAGATGAGGCTAGGAGTCAGGTCGAGTATGCTATCGAACTCAGAGAAGCGTATGATGCTGCGCAGAAAGTGCTTGATGACTTCCTAACATCGTTCATTGGCTCAACCGCAGATGACTTGACTGACGCTATTTTTGAGGGAATAGATAACGGCAGTGATGCGTGGGATATTTTTGAAGAAAAGGGTTCTGAGACGATTCGCAGCCTTGGAAAGCAGATGATAAAGGAGCTAATTATCAAAGATCTCACCTCTATGTGGACTGATAGATTAAGAGAAGCAGCGGGAGACCCTACTGCTCTTGCTGATACCTATGCCGAGATGATGGAATGGTTAAAGAAACAGACCGCAGCATACCAGAACGCGGCGGCAAGTTGGGAGGAAAAATATGGAGGCTTATACCAGCCTATCGAGGATGGATCTCAGCAGACAGCTTCACGCAAGGGCTATGAAACCCTTTCCGAGGACACGGGCAATGAGCTTGTCGGCAGAGCAACAGCACAGTATGAATCGAATCTGAGGATGGAAGAGGCTACAAGGTCAATGAAGTTAAGTGTTGACCTTATGGCGGACAATCAGATTCAGATAAGGGACATAGCTGCGGAATCAAGAACGCTGATTGCAAACTCCTACCTTGAGCTTCAGCAGATACGCGACAATACTGGTGCTATCATCAAGCCGATTCAGAACCTGTCTGACAAAATTGACGGTTGGGATTCATACATAAAGAGTTTGTAACATGAAAGGAGATTTAATCATAAACGGAAAAGACGCTTGGGAAACATGGGGCGTCAATATGGGCGAGGGATTTCTTGATGTCATTGACGGATTCTCCCCGATGAAGGACTATATAGAGAACGACAGCAGGCTGGAGCATGGCAAGAGAGTGCTTGTTGCCGAGCCTAGGGTAGCTTCTCGTGACATGACCCTTCAGTTTACGATAAAAGGGGCGTCTGAAGATGATTTCAGAGCAAAAAGAAGGGCTTTTGAAGATGAGCTCAGGAAGGGCGGGGTAAACATCAATGTCCCTGCTCTTGGAACTGACACCTACAAGCTGATATACCTTGGAAAGAGTGTATCCTATGCGATGAACAGGGCGCGGACATTCTGCACGATTTCAGCAAAGTTTGAAGAGCCGAATCCTATGGAAAGAAGCGGGAGTTAAGACAAATATGACTAATTCGTGACTCTTCCGAAAGTGTCACAAAACGAAGCCCCTCTGATGAGGGGCTTTTATCATTTTTGAGGGATATTTGGGATATGATTGACATTAAGTCCATACTCGGTAAAACCCTACTCTCAGTCCCTATCCTGAAGGATGCTGTAAGCCACGAAGAGCTTATGGTGTCTGACTATGTGCAGTTGAGATGGGATTCCGACAATGGCGAAATTCTCCCAGCAGGGGCTTACGTGGAGTATGATGGCGAGAGATATTCGTTGCTTGAGCCATACCATCCCACAAGGCAGAACGAGCTGGTGTACAGGTATGCTCCCCAGTTCCAATCACGGATAGTGCGTTGGCAGAAGATAATAGTTCCCGTATATGCCTATAACGAGGATGGCGTAACCATCAAGTCACGAGAACTGGACTGGACTTTTACGGGAACTCCTGCCGATGCCATGTTCATGATTCAGCAGACTCTGCGTAACGAGCTTGGAGAGGAATGGAATATATCTCTCGGTGAAGACCTGCCGGAGACCATGACAATAACTTCCCAGTCATCATCTGTATGGTCGGTTCTCTCGGACTTGGCGGAGCAGTGCGAAACCGAGTGGTGGGCGGAGAAGTCCGCTATGGTTCTTCATCTTGGGAAGTGTGAGCATAGTGCCCCTATTACGTTGGAGGCTGGCAGGAATGTCAAGATGCCTTCTTCCATCCGTAATGCCGAGGAATACTATACGCGGTTCTATGCATTCGGTTCCACAAGAAACATCACACAGTCGGATGGCGTGGTGCAGGGCAGCATAATCAACAAGAGGCTTACCCTTGACCCCATCAAGTATCCGCATGGCTACAAGGACATAAAGGGTCATTTCGAGGATGGCGTATATGTGTCAGACCTTGCTCCCGAAGAGGTGCTTGTGAAGTCGCTCTACTTTGATGAGGTTTATCCATCTTCTCAGCTTGTCATTTCCAATGCCCGCAAGAGAATGAGGTACAGGCATGATGAGAACGATAAGAAGATACGCATAGGTGGTACTGATGAGAACCCAATCTATGAACAGTATGCCATATGGTACTTTCAGATTCCTGACTTCAAGTTTACCGAGAACCTGATTATAGAGGGCCTTGCACTTTCGGTGGCTTTCAGGAGCGGCCAGTTAAGGGGAAGGGAGTTTGAGCTCGCGTACCATTCCGAGGACAAGAAAGTGGCGGACAATGCCGATGTTGACGAGACCTTCTCTGTCATGGCAGGGGAGTATGAGATAATCTTCGATGAATCCAACGGGATGATGATTCCGTCCGCAGATTATCTCCTTCCTTCTGACGGAGACGAGATAACTCTCTTCAATATTGAAATGCCGGAAGAATACAAGCATTCAGCCTATGAAAAGCTTGAGGAAGAGCTTGATAAGGAATTAGGAAGACTGGTGCAGGACAATAACGCCTACGAGTTCGACAGTAACCCTGTTGCTTTTTACAATGACGACACATCTGTTCGCCTTGGACAAAGAGTGACCTTCATCAATGGAGACAAGTCGCTTTCTACAAGAGTGCAGATGGTTGAGAAGCATATTGACTACCCTTATGAACAGAAGATAAGAGTGGGTAATGAAATCGTCAAGGGCTCGCGCCAGCAGCTCAGGGACGAGGTTCGCAACATTGGCGAGGAGGTCAGCAGAATGGAAAGAAAGAGCGAGTCCTATGGTGTGATTCAGCGAGACCATTCCCGTGATCTCATGATTACCATGGGCCGTTTCTTTGCGATGCAGGACACAATCAAGATGTTGCAGAATGCCGTGGAAGGATACACAGGCGGCATTAACCCTGTTACCATTGAGACGATGGCTCTCCTTGTGGGTAACGAGGCGCTTCAGTTCCGATTCACTCGGTCAAGGGAAGATTTGACACCGCTTGAAGAATGCCCGCTTACCTATGACCCAGAGACGAAGCAGATGCACGCTGACCCTTGTGCTTTGATTCATCTTACTTATCAGATAGACGACATAACAGCGCAGAATGTCAGGACCGCAAAAGAGTACTGGTCGTGGGATATGGAGGAATGGCCTAGCAGAATCCTCACAGAAGAGGATAAGGACAAAGGCTTCTATGTCTATGCGGTTGTCGAGAATAACGAGGCAAAGAAGGGAGGCATCGGCTCATACTCTCTTGAGGAACTCCCAATCGGAATGAGGGACAAGATTGACTCTGAAGGCGTGCTCTATCTTCTTGTTGGTATCCTTAATCAGGAATATGCTGGCACAAGGGAGTTCCTTCCGCTCTATGGATTCACACAGATCCTTCCCGCTCAGATAACCACTGATTTGATTCGCTCTGCGGATGGTAGCTGCTACTTTGACCTTGCCCGCAACGAGATAGGTGGTACAATCAAGTTCAAGGCTGGCTCTGAAGGAGAACTCAACATCGGCACGCAGAACATGCTCCGAAACAGCGGATTCACGGGAGACTACCTCTCCGAGCCATTGGCTGACCAGACTGTCATGGATACTGCCAAGAAACTCTATTCCGACCCTCTTGACCATTGGGAGGCAACGGAGGGAGTGAAGGTAGTAGACCTTGCCGATGTGTCCGCAAGCGGTTACGGCATCCACATAGAGGCGAGTTATGATTCTATTTCGCAGACGCTTTACCACAAGACCATAGCCGGGGAGTCATACGTGTTCTCCTTCAAGGCTAAGGCTGACTTTGTCGAAAGTGCCGTGGAAGTGACCTGCGGAGGTCTGTATGAACACGTGACGGTCACATCCGAGTGGAAGCGTTATTCCGTTAAGATTACCGCCACCGAGACCACGGATGTCTTCACTCTTGAGGGTACGGGTTATACCATATGCGAACTTCAGCTTGAGCGAGGCACTATAGCTACCCATTGGAGTCCGAGCTATCTTGACAACAGCTCCGACAGGACATACTATCAGGCATTGAGGTATCTTCAGGATGCGCTGAAAGGCTCTACAGTCATAGATGGCGGCCTTGTACTGACCAACCTTATTCAAGTTGGCGAAATGTCAAACCAGAGCGAGTTCGTGCCAAAGGCCGGAATGAACGGGCTCAACGCAGGTGAAACCGTTGATGGAGTTAACGATGGAGACAACACTCCTGCATTCTGGGCGGGAGGCACTATTGATGATGCTGTTGAGCTGATACGCAGGATACGCAATGGCGAGACCGACCTTTCTGGCCTCGCTGACTTCGTTGTGACTCATGGTGGAATGGCTGTATTGAGGAACTTGAAACTCTTTGCAGACAGCGGTGCGCTTGGAGGTCTCATTGTGACTGACAGGGGTCTTACGGTTGATACGGATTCCGAAGGAAGCATCGAGTTTACCAAAAGAGGCATAGTGGCACGCCAGAAGGACTGGTCTTTTACCGAGATAGGTACATGCGGCTCGCAGGCGCTGCTTGTGATGGGTAAGGATGCGGCAGGAGGACAATGCTATCCAGAGGATAACGAGTACAAGATAGCAGCACAGATAAACGCAGCGGACAAAGGTCATGCGATACACAGTCTGAGCGGTCTGTTTGCGGGTCTGAGACCGAATATCAGAGCCGTCTCTGAGAGCGCGGCACTTGATGCTCTTGACCATACTGTCATTGTTGATAACTATGCACAGATGACGCTTTCGTTGCCAAGTTCACCAAGGACAGGACAGACTTACAAAATCATACATAGGACGGATAAGGCAGTGACTCTCTCTTCGCAGTATGTGATTATAGACGTGACTCAATCTTATTCCGAGGTCAGCACTATCAGCGGAAGAGGCGTGACGGAACTTACCTACTATAACCAGATGTGGTATGCGGAACTTAAATAATGAATGTTATGAACTTAGACAAGATAAAGACACAGACCACATGGAATGATGCCGCAGGAAGCATCAACAACAACTTTGACAAGGTAAGGCTGGCCATAGCCCTCGGAAGCCTCGGAAACGCTGTAATGCTGGACACGGAGATGTCGGACGAGTCGGAGAGTGCGGTACAGAACAAGGTCATCAAGAAATATGTAGATGACAATGACGTTTATCTTGAGGGATATGCTGAAGATATGGCCAACAAGGCCGAAGAGGCGGCAAGGAAGTATGTGGATTACAGGATAGCGCAGCTATTAACGGAAATGGAGCAGGCTACGATACAGCCTCTCTATGAAAAAATATAAAGTAAATGGAAAAGATAAGGAAAGGTAATGACATTGAGGTGCAGTGGGCCATTTATGCCGGATATGGCATAAACGAGGCTCCCTATGACCTCACGGGAAGAAACCTCACTCTCTACCTCCGCAATCAGTTCGGAAGACACGAGGTCTACGACTTCACAGTAGATAAGCACATCATCAGCTTCAAGTTCTGGGGAAAGGATCAGAAACAGACCGGAACTTACTCAATTGAGCTTGTCGAGAACGAGGGCAGGGAAGGCATGCACACCGTGGATGAGTGCGAGGCATTCACACTTGTAAGCCACTCTTGCCAGACTGGCGGAGAATCGGAGGGACGAGTAGAGTGCATCCATCTTCAGTTCAGGGCGAACATGGGAATAACCGTTCCCGGTAATGGTGGAGGAGAGACACCGTCCGTAGAAGTTGACAATGTGCTCTCAGAGACTTCCGAGAACCCCGTGCAGAACAAGGTGGTCACTTCTGCCATCAACGGCCTCAAGGACTCCGTAAAGGCTCTTTCCCGGTCTGTGGAAGAGCTCGGAGAGAAGGTGGAAAGCTATGACGAGGCCATCGCGGAAGCAGTCACCAAATCAGACAGTGCGGTAGCGGCAGTACAGACGATGACCTCTCAGATAGAGGAGCTGTCGGAGTATGTGGGAACTCTTTCCGGCAAGGTGGACAACCTTGAGAACGGAGAAATCAGTTGGACGGATGTCCCATAGCACTATGTATAACAATTAAACAAGACGAAATGGCAAAATTCTTTAGAGGCCCTTACGCATCGTATGTGCAGTCACTCCACGGAGAAGGCATATACTTCGCTATCGACAAGGGCATTATCAAGATGAACGGCAAGGACTATATCGGTCCTCTTGCCGAGTCCACAGCCGTTAAGAACATCGCTCTTAACGAAGGCGGTGACAGGTTCATCGTCACATTCCTTGACGGTTCCACCTCCGAGATAGAGGCGGCGTCAAGTGAATACGAGTCTGCCATAGAGGACAAGACTCTCACCACTCCTAATGCGGTGGGTGGAATCGCCAAGGGAACGAAGGTGTCTGCGCTTGAGGGAAAGACATTCAGCGAGATGTTCGATGAACTTCTTTTTCCTACCGTTAACCCTACATTCACAGCACCATCTGCAAGCATCGCTTGGAAGAGTTATGCCGGGGTTCAGGAAGTCGGACAGGCTGGCCCTACATCGGCGAACTTCGCTACAGGCTACAATGCAGGAGCAATCAATCTCAACGGAGTGAAGCAGGCAGACAGAGGTGGTGCACATGACACCGCAGCATCATTCATCTTCGTGAACGGTGATGCTGAGAACAAGACACTCCCTGAGACCGTGGCTCTCGGAAGCACGACATTCGCTTACCGTGCCGCATTCGCAGAAGGTCCGCAGCCGAAGAACAACAAGGGAGGAGACTATTCGTCACCTCTTGCGGCAGGCACAGTGGATTCTGCGGCAATCACTCTCAACGGCACATTCCCTTGGTATGCTTCGACAGCTACGGCAGGCGAGCTCACTAAGCAGTCTCTCGTGGCATGGAACACTACGGCAGGGTCTATGTCTTCTGGCGAGTTCACGGTTCAGCCGCACACCGCAGCAGCTCCGCAGATGTTCAGGCTCCCAAGAAAGGCCGCATCGCTCCAGATGTACAACACGGTTGCCAAGGCATTCGAGACAGTGGCTCTCAGCGACTGGACCGAGACTTCTGCCGAGGAGACCATCAATGGTGTCAGCCAGACATATTACACCTATTCATACAAGGGTGACGCAAGAGGTTCAGTTAAGCTAATCGTTAAATTCTAAGAGTTATGGCAAGAAATAAAGGAACATTTCAGTTTGCGGCCAACTTTGAGGTGAAGGCCGCTGCCGCCCTTGACCCTAGAGTTGTAGTGGCTACCAAGGCTGAACTCATCTCGAAGGAGACTTGGCCTTATGACGGGGATACCATTTATCTGTATAAGGGCATCGTAGTATCGGTGCAGGAGGAGAACTCAGTCTATATGCTCGTCGACACTGCTAAGATTCTCTCGGCAGACTACAGCGGATGGCTTCGAATAGATGCAGGTGACACCAAGCTGACTGAGGTCGTTGACAATCTCACATCGGACGATGCAGACAAGGCACTCTCGGCAAGGCAGGGTAAGGTGCTGATGGGAGAGATTGACGGAGTAAAGGCAAAGCTCTCTAACATCTACACATACAAGGGAAGCAAGGAGAAGTATGCTGACCTCCCTTCAGATGCAGCAGCAGGTGACGTATGGAACGTGGCAGAGGCATACAACGGACATCCGGCAGGGACAAACTATGCTTGGACAGGTTCTGAATGGGATGCCCTCGCAGGCTCTATAGACCTCTCTAACTACTTCAGCAAGGATGAGGTGAATGCTGCCATCGCAGCAGAAAGCGCTCTCCGCATCGCAGAGGAACAGAGGCTCGAAGGTCTTATAGAGGCCAACACCACTCTCGCTCAGGAAGCCAAGGATCTCGCAGGTGAGAACAAGGCTTCTCTGACATCTCTTTCCGTGGCAGTCGGTGAAATCAACCTCATCCTTAACGGAAATGATGACGACACAGATGACATCCCTAATCAGCTTGGCATCGTAGGCCGTCTTGAGGCAGTGGAAGCCCTTATCGGTGAACCTACTGACGAAGACAAGACAGCGACAATGCTCACTCGTCTGAACGCATTGGAGGAGCTTGTGACGGGCGGAGACAGCGGCGAGGGCGAAGGAGACCAGACTCTGCTCCAGAAGGTCAATCAGAACACGCTTGACATTGCTGCCCTTGAAGCTACAGTCTATGGAGAAGACAGCAAGAGCGGACTTGTCAAGGCTGTCGAGACGCTTAACGCAGACTCAAAGACCGAAGGATCGGTTGACTACAAGATTGAACAGGCATTCGCTTGGGAAGAAGTTGAATAATAATAACTAACCGAGCCGGAAGGCTCACTTAACTAATTTCAAAAATCATATGGTAACAAAATTCTTTAAGGAATTTGCTGGCGATAAGGCCGCATTCAAGAACGGTGGTTATGAGACTACCCTCGCTAACAACATCACATTCATCAAGGACGAGGCGAACAACGGAGCAGGTGCGTGTATCTTCGCTCGCGGAATGTACTTCGGCAACTTCGCAGAGCTTGTCGCAGCACTCGCATTCGTTAAGGGAATCAACGTCGGCGGAACAAACTACAACGCTGCTAACGGTGGCGGATATGTGAAGTTCGAGGCTGCTGACCCTGCAACTGTCGTATATGTAGAGAACAACGGAATCAAAATTGGTCTCGCTGCCTCTTTCGTAGAGGCTCACAATGCGGTCATCGCTGATGTGGCCGCTATCAAGGCTGACTACCTCAAGGCTGCTGACAAGGAAGCCCTCACAAAGCTCGTGAACGACAAGGATGCTGCAATGAAGCAGTATGTTGACGCGGAGATTGCAAAGGTCGCTACTTCTGAGTCATTCACAGCTCTCGAAGGTCGTGTATCTACTCTCGAAGGTGAGATCGTGACTGAGAGAGGTCGCATCGATGGTCTCGTGAACGACACCATCCCTGCACTTGGTCAGAGAATCACTGACGAGGCTCCTGTGACAATGGAGACAGCTGCTGGAGAGGGCGAGATTCTGAATGTCTACACCTTCAAGCAGAACGGCAAGACCATCGGTACCATCAACACTCGCAAGGAACTTGTGGTGACAGGTGGTGAGGTTATTGAGAAGGATGGTGTGAAGTACCTCTCACTCTCTATCGCCAATCAGGAGACTCCGGTTGAGATTCCGGTAAGCGAGCTCGTAGATGTATATACAGCAGGTGACTACATCACTATCGGCGCAGACAACAATATTTCAGTCGATAAGGCTGGCATCATCGAGGGTCT